TTTTATATGACAATTTAGATGAATTTGCACATGGACATATTGCATCTAGCATTTTGATTATTGCGGAAGCACAATTCAAAGATGCTTCGGTAGTTGACAAAGAAATCAACATAATGGCAATGTTTATAAATCTATTAGGAGAAATATGAGTAAATTAAATGTTAATATCGGTCCAGACGATATGCAGCCGATAACGTGCAAAGAATGTGACGGAATGTATTTTCGTCAAGTAATGGCTATCAACAAAGTATCTAAATTTTTAACGGGTGGTGACAAAGACACTATGGTACCTATTCCTGTGTTTAGATGTGATGATTGCGGGTCTATTCCAGAAGAATTTCAACCAGTTAAAATGAAAACGAAATAATGTCAATTTCTTATCATAAATCGGATGTTACTATTGTTTTTAAGACTTCTAATAGAAGTAACGCTAAAACAAAAATGAAAACGATCCGTAACAAAAGCATTGATGATGTTTTAGAAAGAAAAATTCCCGGAATACCTGATACTGCAGTTATTTTGGAAATAGGCATCGGTGAACGATTTGAACAACAATGGAAAACTAAATATAAATTATAATGGCAGAAGAAAAGAAGGGTGCAAGTATTTTTGATTTTATTGATGGAGTTACTCACAAGAAAAAAGAATGGTCAAAATGGTCCGAAACAGATCAATCTAGATTCGCTCCGTATATTGTGAATAGATGGCTATCAATGCGGCAGGATCTAGTAGAAATCGTTAATGAGTTACAAACATATACAATAGGGTTATTGCGTCCGCGAGAAACATATCGCCTTTATCACGATTTATTGCCAACAAGCAAAGGATTTGCAAAATACATTAAAGGCAAAAAAGAAGATAAATATTCAGACAAATTGATTGAACAGATTGCAGAACATTATCATGTTAGCAAATCGGAAGCAATCGACTACGCCGAATTATTAAATCAAGATCAATGCGCCCATCTTCTGTCACTTTACGGATACGCAGACAAAGAAATAAAAACAATGATTAAAGGAGTTAAGAAATGAGCATAAACACTCAGTCTCACTATAAAGGAAAGGATAGCTTGTACAAATTTGCAGAAGAATGGAATTTGAATAGCTATGAATTCGATATCATTAAACGCATTGTAAGATGCCGCCATAAAGGTCGTTTTTCGGAAGATTTGCAAAAGACCAAAGATTTGATTGATATTTATCTTAAAGAACAACTTCAAAATTATTCGATGTTTAATTCTATAGATTTGGATCTTTCGAAATAATTTCATATATTTAATGTATGAAATCCGGAAACTATATCAATCCTGTATACAAGTTAGCATTACGCGATGCAACTTCTGTACCTAGAAAAATATCTTATTCACAATGGTCAATGTATGAAAAATGTCCACGATCTTGGAAACTTGCATACATTGATGGTCTTGCACCATTTCAATCCAGCATAGATACATGTTTTGGTACGGCATTTCACGAAACATTGCAACATTATTTAACAGTAATGTATACCGAGTCTGTTAAACGTGCAGATGCATTGGATTTTCGTAGCATCCTAACAAACAAACTTCGAGAAGAATACAAATATTGTGTTGAAGAATCTAACGGAGAACATTTCTCCAATCCTTTGCAAATGGCAGAATATTTAGAGGATGGAGTTGCTATTTTAGATTGGTTCAAGAAACGTCGCAAACAATACTTCTCTACAAAAGATTATGAATTGGTTGGCATTGAATTGGAACTTTGCGAACCAGCATCCGAAACAAATTCTTCAGTTTATTGGTATGGATTCATTGATTTGGTTATTCGACACATACCTACCAATACTATTCATATATACGACATCAAAACGAGCCGATCTGGTTGGAATAAATATCAAAAGTCAGATTCACTTAAAATGGCTCAATTGGTTGCTTATAAGAATTATTTTTCACGTCAATTTGGTATTCCTAAAGAAAACATAGTAGTTGAATTTTTTATTGTGAAACGCAAGTTGGTTGAAGAGTCAATGTTTCCGCAAAAACGCATACAATTGTTACGTCCAGCAGCTGGCACCGTTACGCAACGCAAAATTCAGAAACATATTGATAATTTCATTGATCATTGTTTTGACGCAGAAGGCAATAAATTAGCAGAACGACAATATGAAGCCGTTTCTGGTAAAGGTGATAAGAATTGTAAATATTGTCCGTTTAAAACTGATTACACAAATTGTCCTAAAGAAAATAGGATTCGTATTGATAAATCATTATAATATAGTATGATTCAGTTTACACATAAACATAAGTATGTATATAAATTTGAACTTCAGAAACGTGCACCGTTTGTGGGTTGGGAGAAAATGGAGTATATACTATTAACTAATCATGATGATCCAAACAGCAAAGATAATCGAGCATTGTTAGAAAGTGCATTACGAATTGCATACGGATATCAGCCAAAAGGTGTTAAATTTTCATACGAGAAAACAACATGATAAAAGTAGCAATAATTGGAAATACGGGGTGGCAGAATAAACGCAAAGTGCAAGAAACATTGCAATTGCTAAAACGTAAATTTCCAGATTCAGATGAATTGGTAATCATTGGCGCCGGTGGTAATGAAGGTGTCAACAGCATGGTTAGAAAATTTGCATTGGAATTCGGAATGAGGTATCATGAATACAATCCTTCGTTTTCCGGATACAATTTATACTCAGCAATGCCAGAATCATATTACGGCAAAGCATACCATTTCAGTCAACTACATCATCGTATGAAGCTAATTGCGGAACAATGTGACTACATGATGATATTAACTAATGAAGAAGAATTAGATCCAGTACTTAAAACTGCATATACAAACATAAACAAGTTAAAAAAACCGGTAGTTATACTAGGTTAATATTTATAATAAAGTTATAAGGAATAATAAATGGAATTACCAAAGTTACAAAAATTTGATCCAAACAAGCCTAAGAAAAAGAAAATTTTATTGTTATCTGATGATTTTCGACTTCCATCTGGTATTGGTACAATTAGCAAAGAAATTATCTACAATACGATTAAAGAATTTGATTGGGTGCAATTGGGTGCAGCAATTAATCATCCCGATGCAGGAAAAGCATTTGATTTATCTCAAGAAGTATCAAAAGAAACGGGAGTTCAAGATGTTTCGGTAAAATTGATTCCGTGGAACGGATATGGCGATAGAAACATTTTATTCGCAATATTGAATCAAGAACAACCAGATGCAATTCTTCATTTTACAGATCCAAGATATTGGGTTTGGTTGTATCAATTAGAACATGAAATAAAAACTACGTTCCGAGTTCCAATTACGTATTATTCAATTTGGGATGATTTACCATATCCAATGTGGAACGCTCCTTTTTACGGTAGTTGTGATATGATCATGGGCATTAGTAAGCAATCTGATAATATCCACAGAGAAGTACTTAAACAGAACGGATTTGGCGTTGTAGATTACGATAACGGAGTAGTTACAAAAAATTTAAAATGGAATCAGGTAGTTACTGGATTCGTACCGCACGGATTAAATCATAACACGTTTAAACCTATTCCGAAAGATGATTCTGTATATCAAACAATGCATGATAAAATTAAAACTACGAATGGAGTTGATTTTGTAGTATTTTGGAATAACAGAAACATCAGAAGAAAACAACCAGGAGATTTAATTATTGCATTCAAGCATTTTGTAGATCAACTTCCTGCAGAAAAACAAAGTCGCGTAGCATTACTAATGCATACCCAAGCAATTGACGAAAATGGAACGGATTTACGTGCGGTAGCCAAAACATTGGCACCTAATTGTAAAATATTGTTTTCGGAACAAAAATTAAATGCACAAGATTTAAATGCAATGTACAACGTTGCTGATGTTGTAGTAAACATTGGTAGCAACGAAGGTTGGGGACTTAGTTCAACAGAAGCAATGTTAACAGGTACGCCTATTATTAATAATGTTACCGGAGGATTGCAAGATCAATGCGGGTTTACGGATGAAAACGGAGAATGGATTCGATTCAATGGCGAATTTTCAACCAATCATAACGGTAAATACGCAGCGCATGGTAAATGGGCATATCCAGTATTTCCTAGCAACAGATCACTTCAAGGATCGCCACAAACTCCGTATATTTTTGATGACAGAGTGCGGTTTGAAGATGTATCTAAAGCAATCATGTATTGGTATAGCACCGATGCAGAACGACGCACAGAATGTGGTTTAGCTGGCAGAGAATTTTGTTTAAATAACGGATTAACTGCAGAATCAATGGGTAATAAAATGATTGAAATGTTTAACTATTTATTCAATGCTAACAAACAATCCAGAGCATTATACACCGTAACAAAAGTAGAACAACCAAAATACGAACAAACAGGAATAGTAGCATAATGAGAAAAGTAGTTATAGCGTCGCCGGTAGCGACACAATCAGGTTATGGTCATCATGCACGTGAAATCATAACTAATATCATAGAACAACGAGGAAAGGATTGGGATGTTAAATTAGTATCATTGCCATGGGGTGGAACTCCAATGACTTATCCAATTCCTGTGGATTGGCAATTAAGAATCATTCCGTTGCCTTTACAACATCAACCAGACATATGGATTCAAATTTCAGTACCAAATGAACTTCAAGCAGTAGGTAAATACAATATTGGAGTAACGGCAGGCACTGAAGGCGATATATGTCCGGAAAAATGGATTGACAATTTAAATGCAATGCAATTAGTAATTGTACCAAGCGAATTCACTAAAAAGACATTTGAAGATACGGCTCGACAAAAAAATAAATCGCTCAATACGAGAATTGAAGTAATTCCTGAATATTTTGACGAAACGGTATACAATAACACAAACATAACTACGGAAATTGCTGAATTAAATGATATCTCAGAATCATTTGCATTTTTAGCGGTAGGACATTGGTTGCAAGGTGTTATTGGTGAAGACAGAAAGAATTTAAGCGGATTGATTCATTGTTTTTTCAATACATATAAAAATACAAAAAACGCTCCTGCATTAATCATGAAAACGAGCGGTGCAACTTATAGCATTGTAGATCGCATGGAGATTGAAAATAAAATTGGACAAATCCGGGAGATGTTCGGAGACGCAAAACTTCCTAATGTGTATTTAATCCATGGAGAATTAACAGATGCAGAAATGAATGCCATGTATAATCATCCTAAAATTAAAGCTATGGTATCGTTTACTAAAGCAGAAGGATTCGGAAGACCATTATTAGAATTTGCAACAACCGGAAAACCAATTATTGCACCACATTATTCGGGTCAAGCAGATTTCTTGAAAAAAGATTTTATTTGTGCATTATTAGGTGGATTAACAAACATACATGATTCAGCAAAAAATGACTGGTTGATTAAGGAAGCTAAATGGTTTACTCCGGATTATGGATATGCTAGCAAAATGCTAAAAGATGTTCAAAAGAATTACAAGAAATATGCAGATTTAGCTAAACGTCAACGTTATTTTGTAAATTCCGAATTTACTAAAACTGCAATTGCGACAGTATATGAAAAAGTATTAAATATAGTAGATGGTTCATTAACATCGGTACCGCAACAAGTACAACTTCAACTTCCTAAATTGAAAAAAGCGGAAATGGAAATACCAAAAATTACATTGCCAAAATTGAAAAAAATAGAAGCATGAAAATAAGTTATGCAATTACAGTATGTAATGAGTTCATTGAAATTCAACGGCTCATTACATTTCTTTTAGAACACAAAAGACCACAAGATGAAATTGTAGTATTAGTTGATACAACAAAGGCAGTACCCGACTTAATATCCTACGTAGCTCATTGCGAAAGACTCTATGAAGGTCATATGACAACATGGAAAGATAAATTTAAAGGTAATTTTGCAGACTGGAAAAATAAACTAACGTCATATTGCAACGGAGATTATATTTTTCAAATTGATGCCGATGAGATGCCATGTACTCCCATTATAGAATCATTACCTGCTATATTAGAACATAATTCTGCAGTAGATTTATACGCAGTACCTCGCGTTAATACAGTTGACGGATTAACACCAGAACACGTAACAAAGTGGGGTTGGAATGTAAATTCGGAAGGATGGGTGAATTGGCCCGATTATCAAACTCGAATTTATAAAAATGTTCCTGAGATTAAATGGGTGAACAAAGTACATGAACGACTCGAAGGACATAAACAATTTGCGTATCTTCCAATGGAAGAAGATTATTCTTTATATCATCCAAAGACAATTGAAAGACAAGTAAAACAAAACGAATATTACGATACATTATAATGGCAAATTTTTGGAGAATATACAACAATAAATTGTATGA